TGTCGCCAAATATTTTGCGCATCGACACCCGCAGCTCGCGCTACCGCTTCGATTCGCTGAAGCACGGCGACGCAATCGAAGTGACCAGCGTAGCCGGCGCGATGGAGATGTTTCGCCGCTGGAAGAAGACCAAAGGCCGGCGGGGGCGGTTAATCCCCTCCCGCGACTCCTTCAACACCCTGTTCTTCATCGACGACGACGACGCCGTCTGATGCGCGTCCTGGGGGTCGATCCTGGCGCGATCAGCGGCGCTTACGCTCTCGTCACCAGCAATCTGTTGTCGCCGCTTGTCGACGATATCCCAGTCGTCGATCGCCAGGTCGACGCCGCCGAATGGGGCCGCATTGTTACAAGCCTCAGGCCCCACGTCGCCGTGGTCGAGCAAGTCGGGTCGATGCCGAAACAGGGCGTCGCTTCGACGTTCAAGTTCGGCATGGGGTGCGGCCTGATCCGCGGCGTGCTCGCCGGGGCAGGAGTTCCCATCATCAATGTCACGCCGGCCAAATGGAAAAAACATTTCGGCTTGAACAGCGACGCCGAAAAGAGCCGTGCTCTCGCCATCCGCCGCTTTCCGACATCGGTGCGGCTCGCCCGCAAAAAAGATCACGGCAGAGCCGAGGCGCTCTTGATCGCCCTATGGAAAATTGAAACCGACGACCCCGACCCCGTGTAACCGAGATAATGTCAATGCCGCTGTGGGCGCATCAGGTCGAATCCGCCGCATTCATCATGCGGGTGAAGAAGGGCGCTCTGTGGCACGACACCGGCACTGGCAAGAGCCAGAGCGCAATCGAAGTCGCCGACCAGCTCGGCGCGATGACCATTCTCAATCTCTGCCCGGTGATCGCGCTCGAGCACTGGAAAGACCAATTCGCCAAGCACGGCAAGCTCCTCCGCCAGGTCGCGCTGGTGCGTTCGCCCGATGCGCCGCTGCATGGCGCGAACGTCATCGTCGCGCCGTTCAGCCTGATCTCGAAATACCCGCGCCTGGCGAAGCGCCTGCGCCAGTACAACTTCGATCTCCTGATCATCGACGAAGCTCATGCGCTCAAGTCGATGGATTCGAACCGCACCCGATCGATCTATGCGATCGGCAGCGACGCCGGCGGCCTGCAGGATTGCGCGCCGCTCACCGTGCTCTTGTCGGCGACGCTGGCGCCCAACGGGCTTCCGTCCGAGCTTTACTCGCACCTCAAGGCGCTGCGGCCGGAGCTGCTGGGCTTAGCGTCTGGCTACGAGACGTTTGTCTCCCGCTATTGCGAAGTGAAGTACAGCCGCAACATCGAGCGCATTGTCGGGGCGAGGAAGACCACCGCGCCGGAATTGAAGACGATCATGGCGCGCTTCGCCCATCGGGTGAAAAAGAAGGACGTGCAGAAGGATCTGCCGCCCTTCATGGTCGATGTCTGGCCGGTCAACATCGCCGACCTCGTCGTCCCGGAGCACATCAAGCTTGAATGGGCGATTTTCGAGTCCCGCCTGGCGCGCGAGATTGGATCTGCGACCGGCGAGGACGCCCTGGCGATTGCGCGATCTTCGCCACACGCGGCGACCAATCGCCGACTGACCGGCCTCATCAAAACGCAAGCGATGTCAGCGCTTCTTGAGTCCGAGTTGGCGGCTGGCCGCAAGGTGATCTCGTTCGCCTACCATAGGGACGTGATCGAGGCTCTCGACGAGCGATTCAAAGGCCGGGTCGTCACCCTGCATGGTGGCACGTCGCCGGCCAAGCGCGACGCCAATATCAAAGCCTTTCGCTCGAACCCGAGGATCTGTCTGTTCAACGGGCAAATCTCCGCCGCCGGCGAAGTGATCGACCTCACCCCCTGCTCCCTCATGTACGTGATGGAGAACGATTGGGTGCCGAAAACCCTGGTGCAAGCGATTGGCAGAGCAAATCGTCCAGGTCAAACCGAACCATTGATGGTGTGGCTTTTAACTTTGAGCGGCAGCATCGACGACGCGCTGACGCGCACGCTCGCGAGGAAAACGAAGGACATTGAAATGCTCGAACCAATTTGATTTTCGGTGCGGCATGGCGCGGCGGGGCAGGGTTTGGCATGGCGCGGCAAGGTTAGGCGAGGCGCGGCGCGGCTGGGTTCGGTTGAGCGCGGCGAGGCAAGGTTAGGCGAGGCGCGGCGCGGCCGGGTTCGGTTGAGCGCGGCGGGGCACGGCAAGGCGAGGCAAGGCGCGGATTGGCACTGTCGGGCGATGCACGGCTGGGCCGGGCGGAGCGGCGCAAGGCAATGTTTGGCATGGCGAGGTTAGGCGAGGTTAGGCGAGGTTAGGCGAGGCGATGCGGGGCCGGGCTTTGCTCGGCACGGCACGGCACGGCACGGCACGGCACGGCACGGCGTAGCGCGGCAACGCGAGGCGAGGTTTTGAAACGGGAGAAACCAGATGGAAATCGACATTACAATCGAAGGTCGGACGCCGTTAATTTGCAACCGCTTCAGTGATGAACGTGCAGTGGAATCGACTGGCGGCACGCGCGGCTCAAGCGCCGCTGTCGAACGTCAGACGCCACAGGACGTTGCCTACAGCAAACTCTATCTCGTCAATGGCCGACCGACGATTCCGCAGCCCAATCTGTTAAGCTCCTTGGTTGGCGGCGGTCAGTTTCACAAGGCCGGCAAGAAGCAGATCACGACGCAGAAATCATCGATGCTTTACGCTTGCGTCGACATCGAAGGCGTCGCGCTCGACATTATCCACAAGCAACCCTGGAAGGTCGACACTCGCCCGGTGCGTATTCCTTCAACCGGTGGACGCATTCTCTGTCACCGGCCGATGTTTGACGATTGGCGTCTGGAGTTCACTGTTCAACTGGATACATCAATCCTCTCGCAGAGCATCTTTCGTTTAATTGTTGACGACGCCGGTAATCGCGTCGGGCTCGGCGATTATCGCCCGATGACGAAAGGCCCTTATGGTCGTTTCCATGTTGTTCGTTGGGACGTCGTGCAGCAGGAAGTGCTGCCGATCGCTGCAGAATGATCGGCGTGGCAGGGCCCGGCAAGGCGTGGCTGGGCAGCGCTCGGCAGGGCGGAGCAAGGCAAGGCAAGGCAACCGCCGTTTGGAAAAGTATCGTGCTTGGCGCCGTTGTTCTCAGCGTGCAGCCGGCTCAAGCACACTGCTATTCGCGTTGGTTTTACCCGTTTCCACAGAACTGCAGATCGACGCTGCCTAGGATGCGTCATGTCAAGGTGGAAACAGCGCCCGACATCAATCCAGTTCTTATCCCGCCAGGGTGGGACGAAGAGCAGGAACGACGCGAAGCGCTGCAGCAGGCTGAACGTCAACTTGAAGGAGAAAAACATGGCGATTGAACTCGACGTTAGAATTATTGCTGAATCGACGCAGCAGGTGATTCAGGAGCTGGGCGCGTTCGCCGCTCATTTGTCTTCTGGGTTGGGTGTTGGCGCGCGTGTGACTGACGCGCCCGACACTCCCGAGGCGCAAGCGCCGGCTACGGCCGACGGCAATGGCGCTGGCAAGCCCGCCAGCACCCGCAAGCGCGCGGCCAAGACGGAGCCCGAGGCGACGCCCACGATCCCCAAGATCGATCGCGCAGCGATCATCGAGGGGCTGACCAAAATCTATTCGAAGGGCGACGAGGACGTCCGCCTGGCGATCACCAAGTTTCGCGACGGACAGGGCGCTGATCGGCTGCGGGATCTCAAGGACGACGCTCTGCCGGCGGCGGCCGAGCTGCTGACTGAGCTGAAGCTCTCCGCTGACTCACCGCAAGTCTAAAGAGCAGATGGCGCGCCATTTTACCGCATCTTCGACGCGAACAGGGACAAGCTATGACCGAGCATGCTGAGCTGGGCGCGTCGTCTTCCGCAAGATGGCTTTCGTGCCCCGGCTCGGTTCCGCTCGCGCGGCCTTACTTGGGCGGGCCCGCGTCATCCTACGCTGCGGAAGGGACGGTCGCCCATACGATCGCCCAGGCGGCTTTGGCTAAGGAGCCGTTGCCGCCGATCGGCGCGATGGTCACGGTCGACGGTCACGAGATCCTTGTCACCGAGGAGATCCTCGACGCCGTTAACGAATACCTCGACATCGTGCGACCCCTGCTGCGTGACGCCAGCGACGGCGGCGTCGAGCTGAAGGTCCGCATTTTATCGGTCCCGCCGAATGCCGAGTGCTTCGGCACCGCCGACTTCGTCGCCCTGATCGGCCGCAAGCTCTACGTGGTCGACTTCAAGTTCGGCAAGGGCGTTCGGGTCAACGTCGCCAACAATAGCCAAGCGTTGTTCTACGCGCTCGCGGTGGTCGAGAGCCTGCATCTCGAAGAGCGCATCGATGAGATTGAGATCATCATCTGCCAGCCCCGGATCGACGGGGCCGAGCGCCAAACCTGGGAGATCGACATCATCGACCTCTGGATGTGGCGCGATGGCAAGCTCATCCCGGCGGTGCAGCGCATCCTCGATGGCGACCCAAGCCTGCAGGACGGCCCGTGGTGCCGGTTTTGTCCAGCGTTAGCTGTCTGCCCACTCAAGCATGATTTGGCCCAGACGGCGGCTGCGCAGGCTTTTGACGACACGATTGTCAACGACCCGCGCAACAGCGCGGACCTTTCGCCGGAGGACGTGGCCAAGCGGCTCAACCTGGCGCTGCGCTTAGAGGATTGGATCGACAAGCTCAAGGAGCACGCCGCCTTGATGATCCACCGCGGCGAGGACGTGCCCGGCTTCAAGCTGGTCGAGGGCCGCTCCAACCG